ACTCTTCTTGTCTTTCCGCGTACATGTAGTAGTCTTCTACGTCATCGTAGAAGTATCCAGAATACGCTTTCGGGTACCACTCTTCAACTACACCCGGCTTGAACCTGGCTTTAACAACTATATTAGAATATAAGTATTCACCAGACAAAGTTTCATAAATTTCTTCTATGCTATTTTCTGGATACTCTACTAAATATATTTCTGTGGAATCAGCAACTGCGGGTTTGACGGTATTCGTTTCGGTCCAAACGATAATCTGTGGATCATTGATGTTTACGATACCTATCCATGTGACGATGTAATCAGTGGTATTAGGGATTCCAAAGTCTGTTCTGTTAACGTTAAAATAATCCAATACATAAGATACATTACCGTGGAACTGAGGCTCTCCATTACGCCAAGGCCCATTCTCATCTACGGTACCAGTGAATGGAACCAACTGAGTCTGCTCGAAAGGTGCCCACACAGAGACTGAAGCTGGGTAAGAACCATTAGTTCCAGTAGAGAAAACGAATGATCCCGTTGAGGTAGCAAAGCTTTGCTTACCAGCAGTCCATGAACTTGATCCATTGACCCTGATTATCGAACTGGGAACAAACTGATCTGACCCAGCGGAATCATTGGTGTAAGCACCGTAGTTGATGCCATCGGAGGTGATGATTTCAACTACGTATTTACGGTTGGACGTTGACTGAGGCCAAGGAATCGGGGGTGGTGTTATCGTGAAGTTTTTAATTCCGTTTCCAGGGGGCGCTCCATTAAGTCTTACAGTGTATTTAAACTTGGTTGATTGCCAAGCCTCAGAGACTGTACCCAAGCTGGTGGAAACCAGACTTTCTAAAACGATAGCTGGATTTCTTCCGGATGAGTTGAAACTAGAAATGGTCAAGAAGCTTCCGCCACCTGATCCCATTTTTGATGAACTATTATCGGAGAACCAAAGTCTGTAGTTTGATGCACTGGGTGGACTGGTGTAGGTAGCGCCTGAAACACTCCAGTGTCCTGGTTGTATGGTTACTGAAGTAATATCATAGACAGAAGCTTGGTATGGAGTAGCTCCGACGAAGCTAGCACCGTCGCTCTTCTTCTTGAGGTCCAATCCGTAATTGGTTACCAAGTTCTCGTTTAGCCATGTGTACATGGCGTAAGATTCAAACGAAGGAGTTGATTGCCAATATGACTGATTGTTCTGAGCAGACATTGTGAAGTTGTGGAAATAGTCTATTCCACCTATGGTTACTTCTAAAGTAAAGTTACCCTGGAATACAGCGTTGCTATAACTGACTTCATCAGCTATACCATAAATATATGTCTCTAAGATAAGACCCGAATACTCAGATCTACTTTGCTTAGATCTGCCTCTTAGTTTAAGTTGCGCGGTAAACTCTCTTGCACCTGTATGCGCACCAGGTCGCATAATATAAAGATCATTTCCGTCACCTACTCCGGAGTCTATATATCCTTCTGTGGGAGCAACTGCATCGAATCTTCTTGGAACTTCTTGGATACCTTCATGCTCAAGACCATCAGAATCCCAAAAAGCATGTCCATATTTAAAGTATCCCCATGTCATTGGATACTTGATAGCTAGTGTATTAACTAGATCAATGAACTTCGGCTTGGGCATCCCGTCGTAATCAAAGTATTCTATGTCGTTCTCAAGATCGTTTATCTCTAATACTTCCGGAGTAGCTCCTTGGAAATCTGAATCTGGCGTGGCACCGGAATACTTCCAAAGGTTCAGCTCTCTACGTAAAGCTTTCTTGAAGGCGTCGGGACTAACTCCAGGTCTGTTCTTATAGACATCTAAGATTCTCTTCTTAAAGTTATCGTTTGTCTCTGATCTTAATCTAAAAAGATCAACAGTTACGCCGATATCGTCTACCGCATTCCAAACCTGGTATAGGCTTTGTACGTACTCTGAACCATTTAGCTCAAAGCTGGTGTACTGCTTGTTGGAAAATAGAGTGTTAGTTCCTTCATTCCAGAAGAAAACGTCTTCATCTTCACTTGATTCATAGAACTCTGAAATAGAAGAAACACGTGCCAGCTGAACGCCATCACCCGAGATGGAGTAAAGCAAAGACGGAGTGTTGTTGGTCTGATAAACCCAAGCCTTCTGACCAACATCAACCGTAGCTACAAAGGATTGAAATTGCGTATAGGTAATTTTACCCTTAATGTCATTGAGCCATTCACCGGCTACAGCATTAAGAAACTTACCGCCAAGACTTTCTGGTGTTGCTTTATTTTCGCTAAGAGGATCACTAGGATCATGCTCTCGCATAGCCATCCACTCAGGAAGCTTGTTCTGTAGCTTAATAGTTTCGGGGAAATAAGCTCCTATACCAGGGGAGTCAATCTCTACCCTGATAAACATCTCGCAAGTAGCCGCGCTTAGATCTGACGAAACATTCCAGTTAAGCTGGAAGAATGCGTAACGTGGTGAGTTAATCTCGAAGATCACACCACCAGATACGATATTATGCTTTTGACTCCAGTCGCCAATATATGAATTATCATTTGACTCAGAAGTATATGCTGACAAAGTAACTGGAATCGAACCGATTAATCCAGTGTTATGTCTCAGCTGCCAATCAACTATGTCAATTCTAGAAGATGTATCGACAAAACGAGTACCATCAATAAATCCATAGTCGGTGGTGGTTGGACCGGTCTCTCCCAGACCGGTCCAAACGCCCGTACCAAGACTGTCTAAACCATAGGAGGACTTAGTGGTTGAATAGTTTTTATACTGCGAGTTACTGTATAGGTCGATAACTGGAGTTGTCCAGACAGACCCGGATTTAGTGAAATCGTTTTCAGTAAACCTTAGGTAATAAACCTTCATGCGTCAATCCTAGTAGTCTAGATAAATGTCGGACTCCCAATATACACCGTTGACAGGACTAATGAACTGAAGATGTTGAGAGGGTCTTCCGACAGCTGATAATCTTTCTTGAGCAAACGTGTTGTTAGACTCAGGACTGCCTGAAATTCTCACAACGGTCTGGTTAATTGTCATCTTGGTATTCTGATGCCAATGCCCCATTATAACATCATCGAATGGAACGGGTATAGCGCCGGACTTCCAACCAAGAATTCTCCGTTGGTAGGTAGCTCCAGATGTAGGAGCTGGGAGCTGGTCTCCGTGTAATAGTAACGTTGAGTAGTTACCAATTGCATCTACTGCCCAAAACATACTTTCGCCATGGCCATCAGGAATGTTGAATTTAATTCTTGGCTCATAAGCAAAGATGTGCTCTAGGATCTTGTAGAGCATCCTGTCCATATTAGACTCAGGATTATGGAACTTGGAAAGTCTACCATGGTTTCCTATGACAGCGGTAACCACGACTTCGTCAAAGACTTCCAGCAGACGGCGCAACTGAGAAGCATAGATCTCTGGACCATTCTTGGCAACTTGTGCATAAACAGAAGTGTCGATTACGTGAGGCTGTGACGGGAAAATTCCCTCTCCCTCAACTATGTCACCAAGGAACCATACGTGCGCTCTAGTGATCGGTGAGGTATGTCTGAGAGCCTCTGCGTACTCAATAACTCTTGAAGTGTAGAGTTCGATTCTTTCTGCTGCTACATCCGAGTTATAAGAAGGAGTTACCTTACCCAACTGCGTATCGGCATTGGTGGGGTTACAGACCAGCTCTTCTTTGTAACTCTTACGCGGAGAGTTCTTAGGAGGACGTACAGTCACCTGCTTCAGATTCTCTGACATAGCCTTATAGACTGCATCAAGAATCTCGTCAGCCATGCTCTTATGCTTGTTAACGAGATTGTTAAGACGAGCGTTCTCTTTGCGAACGAAATCTAACTTATAAGTAGCGTCCATATCGCTACCGGCCAAAGCATAAAACAGCTCTCGCTCTTCAATTTCAGTTGCATCTAATGGCTGATAGGATTGAAAAAGACTATCCGTATCTGAATAGATATCGGTGGCTCCTTTGCTATCGGCCTTTCTTTTACAGGTGATACTGCAAAACTTCTTGTTCACCGGAAAGGCTTCAAACTCATTACCGCAGTTGGGAGCCGCACAGATTCTTATTTCCAAAATAAACCTTCTTTATGCTAAGGCAATACCCACGGTTATATTGCCTGGAACTAAGTGTTGATCGTTATCTGGTTGATAGTTCCTTCTGGATGCTTCCGCTCCACCCACCACAAAGCGGGTAACTATCAAATCTTTAACTGCCTCTGAAGAGTCTAGCACTAGTTGGACAAACTTATTATACACGAACTGCTCACCAGGAAGCAAGCCTGAAATATATCTTGTTGCAACTTCTCTGGCTCTAAGCTTAGCAGCATCGGCTACTCCTGCAACGTTTGCTGAAGGAATAATTAAGTTCATAGATATTTCTACGCTTTTAATCACTGGTCTTTTGACGAATACCCTGACACCCAATGGCCTTACCAGATTGATGGATCTGGTTGCACGAGTTAGTATATCAGCTGCGTTATTGTAATCCTCAGGAACTACAATGCATTCGAAAGATCCCATACCGTAAGGTGCTTGATTGATCTTTATATCGCGCACACCGGCTACAGCTAACCCAGCAAAACGCACTGCCTCAGCTGTTCCAGATGCATTCACTCTAATAGACTTAGTGATTCTAAATCTATAAGACTCGTCATCCTCGTAACCGATCTGAGCTTGTATCGGTTTAACGTTCTTGCACAGCACGTTGTTACCGGGAGGTGAAGAAAAGTTATGCAGAACCAGAGTGTTTACCCCCGCGGTGAAAACCGAATCAGTGAATGAAGGCCTGATGCTTGCATAAGCTCGATATCTTCCCGCTGGAATAATGACCTGCTCTGTAGTTTCATACGCATACTGTTGGCCAATGTAACTACCAACATTCGTGTATATCGAAGTTCCAGTTGGAATTATGATATTCATGGTAGCGGGTGTTGTTACGTAGAAATAAAAAGTACCAGTGTTTTTAGATAAGGTTAAAAGATTACTTTCGCTTTTTCTTTCCACTCCATACAAAGTTCCCAACATATCCAAAGCAGATCCGGTGGCGGTAGAGACGAAGTGTTGAGATAGATTGAAGTCTAATAGATCATACATATCACCAAGTTCAGTGGTGATAAGTTCTGCCATGGTTCTCGCTATCGAGCCTGGAGCGGTGGCGGTCAAGCCAGTGTCTCTTTCAAGCTTGGTCAAAGCTTTACGGAGGATCTCGTCTTTGTTCTTAATGAGGTACGCTGGCATACTACTCAACTCCTAAATTCTGCTCGATAGAAAGTACAATATCGCTCTTGTATCCGGATGTAACATATACATCAAACCGGATAGACTGTGGACTTGTTGGGACTGCTTTTATATCTAATGGAAGTGAAGCAAAGCGCGGCATCTTTCTAAGAGCGTCTGCTATAAGCTGTTTCCCAAACTCTCCAGTCCCTGGTGCTTGCGGCATGCCTATGAGTCTTTCTAGCTCTGATCCGATCTGAGGATAAAGAAGAAAGTCACCTCTCGGAGTAAGAATAGAAATGTAAGCATGTTGAGAAAGTTCTCTCCATGGAGAATCGGTAATGGCAAAGTCTCCCGATGGAGAAAGGGCTAGATCTCCCTGCTCTGTCAGATACATATCAGGCATCAGGTGCCCTCCTCGAAAATATCAACAAAATCCTCTATGCCTTCGTACAAGCTTCTTTTTTGTTTGATGTGCACAAGCGCGGGTTCGCTGAACTTAGTTGCTTGCGAGTTAAACGCTAAATCATTCCATTTGAGACCTTCATGTTCTCTGGAAAGAAACTTCACTTGATCTCCGACTAAGACCACCGAACGCTGAGCCTGGCTGAGTATAATACCCACACCCTCTGCTACCATGATGTGAATATCTCCATTGTCAGCTAATCTTATATACGAATATAGATCAGGATGTGTTAACCCAACTTCTCTAACACCAAAGTGTTGGAATCTATCTAGTATCGATACTGGTGTTTCAAACATCACATACTCATTAAGTAAGAAGGAATAGTGTATCCGGCTCGGTTTTGTCTTACGTAGTCAAATGATCTATAGGAATGATTAAAGAAACTGACAATTAATGGCTGAGTCACTGCACCGTTTTTGAAAACTACAATGCACATTCTTCCAGCCTCTGGAGCTACGTTCTGCACTCCTATGGAGGTTGGACATGGTACGTCGGTTAATACTTCATCAATAGCATCTGTGTCGGCTTCGGATAAAATAACTGTGGCCGTATTAGTGAACGCATTATAGCTCGTGACCACTCCTATACGCATGCCTGTCTTACTGTAAGACTTAGTATCGACCTGCTGCTGGATCGCTGTATTCATCTGTTTCGTTGATATAGCCATTATTCAGGACCTACCGTTCTAGACGCCGAAGTAAAATCCGATCTTCTATTTGGAGGTAGTAACCCAGAATAAAGAGATCCTTCTTTTCCAGGAGAAAAACCAATGTGTAGGTGATCTTTGTGCGCTGAGTTAGTATAGTAAATGTCTTCTCTGCTACCAGGAACAGGCTCAAATGGACCACCAACCTCTGAAGGCTGTCTGCTCTCTGGTAGTTGATCCAGTAGTAAATAAATCTCTCTGATTATCGGATGAGACTTAGGATCACTTACCTCGTAGGTAACGCCTTCTTTGGCTCTTCCAACCCTGTGAATGTCTCCAGCTCCACCGTATGAGTGCTGAGAAACCTTTCCATCTGGCTGGCCATTGGTTGTTTTATAACCAGCAAAACCTGTAGTGCGGCCTAATATAAAACCGTTATCAACTATGTAATACATAACGTTGATTAGACTAGGAAAGATAAAAGCTTTATTGTTTGCCTTGTCATATAAGACTAATTTATTGACTATCAATGGATCGGGGGTAAAACCATTTAGTAGTTGGTTCTTAAAGTTTTTGGCATAGCTGCCAGAACCATCAGTTGTAATGACTCCATCGTTCGACATGCTTTCTGTATCTATCCAAAAATTAGGATGATTAGCCAAATACTCTCCGGCATACTTCATATCTTCCGCAGTGTTAAATCCAGAAAGAGTAGGCTCTGAACTATCTGGTCCATTGATACCATCAGATATAGTGGAGTCACCATCTGAACCAGCCCTCCCTATATTAGAGGCACCCGTACCTAAAATAGAATACTGAGTGAGACCAGGACTATCAAGATCTTTTAGTCTTTTGGTTAGTCCTACGTTAACGGTGTTAGCGATCGCTAATGGGTTTCTATAGTTTAGAGTACCTTGTAATATATCGGAAATAGAAGTTGATGTAGCAACGTACTGAGGAGGTCCTGATATGGCAGCTGTAGTTCTCAATGCGCCTTGAGGATTAGTCATGGAGCGGGCAAAGAACTTACCCCAACCGACATTATCGTACATATCTCCTGGATTTGGAACTGCGTATGAATCACCCATATATCATCCCTGTGCCGAAAGTTGATCAGCCCTATTTAGGTTCTGACCATTCCAAAGAGAATCTCTCATGTCTACGTTACCGTATCCAGTCATTACCATTTCCCAGTTGACAGTGTATGGACGACCATCTTCCATATAACTATCCCACGGGATAACTGGCTCTCGTGAAGCTATATCTCTTAGTATTTCTCCACGCTTCTTTTTAGTAAGTGATGTACCAAGACTACTAACTGGAAGGTTATGAAAAACAGTACCCAAGAAACGGTCGTAGCTCTTTTCTTGTCTAACGTCAATTCTAATAGCAATTATTCTATTGTCCGGGTCACTGAATTTAGACTGAAGATATTTCGTTGCCAAGATTCCAAGATCATCTTGTGGTCCCAATTGTGTTTCATCAAAACCTGTATAGGCGTTTTGCTTGTACTCACTAAGTACCTCAGAAGTGTTGGTTCCCGTAAAACGAATCTTTTCTATACTGCCTGGAGCATACTTGGGGTTATTACTTTCAATGAATCTTACCCAAAGAGTATCACCGTCGATCACCCCAGGGTGTGCGTCGTATAGGTTAATATATTCACCGAATGGATCAAGCACTTCCGCAACAATTACGCTAACCTTGTCACTAACTGTTGGATCCGGAGATCTACCAGCTACCTTTAGTACTTCGGAGTTAATCTGGTTTACGAACCAGCTGGTCTGTCTTTGAATGTATGCGGTTTCAATTTCACTCCAACCCAAGGCCGCCATTAGATCATTCGTAGTTATTCTATAGTTGTCACCATTTTTTATAATAGTATCTGTTTTAACTCCAAGGATTTCAGGGAAGAGAGAGATGCTATGATGCTGACCCACCGCTACTCCCTGGGCGTAAGATAGCCCAGCATCAAGTGGTTGTCCATCTTTGTTTAAGTATTGGATATAACAGCCATGCTGATCCAAAAGGTTATCCTTAACCCAACCCCAAGCTTTCCAAAGCAGATCTCCACCAACGTAACCCAACCCAGCACCGACGACGGCTCCGGGGCCAGAGACCAACGCTCCGACCACGCCTCCGCCAACTGTCAATCCTGCTTTTGCGAACAAAAGCTGTTGATCTATCTTCGCTATCTTGTTGCTCATTTCGTCAGCTGAGGTTAGTCCCTTCATTCCTCCCATGGTATACATAGAAGCAAAGTCTCTAATCAGAGCAGTGTTTCCTTGCGTATACTGCATGGCCCCCAACATCTGGTTAGAGAAAATGTTTGGAATATCAGTAGAACTTAGATCCTTAGTAGAAGCAAGGGCAGCATTTCTATCTGCCTTAACGGCAAGCATAGACCTAGCATCGTTTCTGATGTTGTGCTCAGACATCTTGCGCCAAGCCCAAGCTATAAGACTCCAGCGAGCTGGATCATTAATAGTTACGATTGCGTTGGGAACAATCGACGTAACGAATCCATCAACGGTGAAGTGGTGAATTACTTTTTCTACTTCGAACATTCCATACATACGCTCATAAACATCAGCCAAATAAACCAAGTCATGAGCGCGGATATCAGGGTTGCCTAATACTAAAAGCTCTCCTGTATAGATATCTTTCAGGCCTTCTTTCAAGTGCCAAAGAGCTACCCTCTTCGATGACAAGAGATCAGAAGATCCTGTAGCTGTTTTCGTTATAGATCGAAGAGATTCGATAGGATGAATTAGTGGCTGGAAGATACCAGTGATGCCGCTGCCGACCGCATTGTCCCAGAAGAGACCCGTTTCTACAGAGACCTCAACTTGTCTCTCTGGCGAAATACCCTTATCAAAATGAACAGTGACTGGATACTTGCCGTCTGAAGTAGCGGTAACTACAGTAGGAACTCCATTCAGGTTTTCCGAAATGTTGTTACTGATGATATGTTGGAAGGAACTCAAGAAGTGAACGCGCTGGAACGGTTCGCGTATTTCAATGACAGGCTCCCCATACTCTCTTGTGAATGGATTATCTACGAGTCTGAGCAGAGATCCATCAGAACCCTCTTGGTAGTAGATAGAGTCGTTAAAGAGAGCGTTCATTATATTGGCTTGTCTTTGCATTGTGCCAGCAAGACTCAATCCAACTCCTATCTGCATCATAGAAAGTCTTAGCATAGCCAAGAATCCAGAGAGCGTGTCTCCAACCATTCCTATGAACTCACCAATGTTATCGTCAAACCATCCCTTTACATCATCGACAGTTTTGGCTATACTACTACCAGAACCGCTTTTATCTTCGTTATTGGCTTGCATGTATGCTTTTGCTGCTGGAGAAAGCGGCGTACCGCCTTCGTCTATAAAAACATCTCTAGAAGATATGAAGGTTTCCCAGACCGGATAAATCGCACTCCAGCTCCAGGTCATGTCACCTTCTGCGTCTCCCCCTCCGCCAAGTCCGAATACTCCACCGACTGCGCCTCCTATGTTTATGGCACCGTCAAGAACTTGTCGTTGTACAGCCTCACTGACTCTTTCTGAATTATTGACGACCCACGCCCTGTTAGATGGAACCTGCCACATGAATCTCAAGAATAGATCCATGACATCGTCGTATTTATCGAATGCCTCAGTCAAGGGGAAATGCTTCAGATAGATATCTTTAGCTTCTTGCATTGTTCTGAACTCCCAACGGAAGTCTTCCCAAATATCATAAGCTTGACCTGTATTCTTGCCATCGCCTACCACGTCTATAGTGTCACTAGCACCTTCGTCATAGATTTGACGAGCTGCTTCTCCGACCACGTCTATACCAAGGCCGGTGTCTGGATCTATCCAACTAGGAACTGTATCGTACTTCCATCCGAAGTGATAAGCGAAGACTACTGGATCTTGCTTCAACAAGTCTTTAGCCTTATTGTACGCAGCTGCTTCTTGAGAGGAGGCGGCATTCTTGATCGAATCTGCGATCCTTTCATTAGTTCTATCTATCCACCATTTGGCATCTGTATTAGTTACAGCTTTCGGATCTACGGAAAATGAGTCACCTGTAGTGGGGTTGACAGCAATAGCATTGTCCCCCGGTCTGCTGGTAGTCGTAGAAGTAGGGTTTTTGATTACACCATCTACGGTTTGGAATCCAGTATTATCAGATAGGGCTTCTCCGTCAGTTCCATCTAAATAGGGGCCATAAGGAACGGAATCAGCCATAGCGCGGAGAATTACATTGGCACCTCTAGAGATGCCCAAATAATGCATCGTGTCGGGTGATAGTCCGCACGCAAATGGAATTCCATTTTCTTCTTCTTTGTACCCTGGATTAGGTCCCCATTCTCCAATGCCACAGACGACAGCGAGCTGATTATCTGGAGAGTACACTAAGACACGTTGATACTTATACATGTCTTTTGTTACGCCTCTTTGCTCAGCCTTACTCGACATAGCTTCGTATTTACTACCCTTACCTGCGAAGCTTGATGTATTATTCTTAGTTGGCCAGTAAGATGATATATACCATTGCTCAACATCAGGCGGTAGAAGTCCAAAAGCTCCGGATTGACCTGGTGCCGATGGATTTTCATATCCAATCGTTTGGTTGAGATTAGGATTAGGAGTTTTTCCATCTCCTACCGCAAACTTTTCTCCTCCACCCCAATCAACAGCAAAGCCATCAGTACCGAGGCGAGGCGCATTGTTTCCGGCTCCATCTCCAGCAGATCTATCCATATTGTAAGGCCAACGTGCATTCTGCGGTAGATCAGCAAGTTGCTTATGCCCTGTACCAGCCGTAACAGATTCACCCTCTGCAGGTAGGTGCATTTCTAGACTGGCTCGTCCCTCTGTCATAGGAATGAAAGCGCCGTTTGCCCATTCGACTGGTAGTTTTTTCACTCTGTCTGGAGTTACCGTATACTTAGCTTGACCCTCAAGGTACCCAGCGGCGTTGATGTTCGTAGAGTTACCAACCGCTTGCTTGTCCAGAGACTGAATATCATTGACTTGCTTTTGGAACTCTTCAAATGAACTCATATTTTGTTGAGCTATTCTTTGAAGCTCAACCATTTCCGAGTCAGGGACTTCAATGTCTGGCTTTTGAGTTGGGCCTACTCCGGTAGAGATAGGAATAACACCAGAGGTATAGAGCCAGTGAGGCTTTCCATAAAACACGGTAGATCTATCTTCAAATGGACGGACCGCAACTATATAGTTAGGAAGAAGTCCAGCGCAAAGACGGAACAAATCCCATACAGTCTTGTTGTAGGTCTGCGCTCGGAAGGAAATCTCATCATAACCAGGAAGATCATCATCCTGGTTTGCTGACATAATTCCAAATAGACTTCCTATTGGTCCATTGAGCATTCTCTTACCAGCATTGAAGATGGTAAATGGATTCGTTAGGGCGTCGGCTGTCCCAAACGCAAATCCTATAGGTCCTCCAACATAAGGTATTTCATCTATGTTCAACCAACCCACTAACTTATTACTTAAGGCAAATGGATTTAAAGCTATAGCTGTGACTTCAGCGCCAGTCATCAAAAGACTTCCGACTATGCCGACTCCTTCTTCGAGAAGACTTTTATCTTCTTGAAAACTTATGTCTACGTCTGGAGCAACAAAGTCATTTTCATTCAAAAGACTTACTAGCGCGGTATCATCTTCGCTTGACATGCCAAGATCTACCTTCGTGGCGTCTACCACCGCTAGGTTTTCTTCTGCTACTTCAGAAGCAGTAGGGGGAGTAACTGCGGTATTTTGACTGTCCTGAGTTTTCTCTGGTTCTTTAGAAAGTGAAGCAGTCATAGTAGACACTATGACTCCTGCATCTATCATATCGCCAGCCATGTATTGAGCAATACCCAATCCATTACCTGGATAAATGTTTCGCTTGAAGATTTCGTAGTCACGCTTTTTAAATGAGTTAACCCACATTGCTTGCATGACGCCAATCATGTTGACATTGAACACAGCAGAAAAGCTACCGAAATCCAACCCTGCCAGGTCTTGAGCTAACGATCCTCCAGCCGTAGCCAAGGCGTCTGCACTTGCCCCTTGTGGCTCCTTCGAAAGGGAAATACTTCTAGCAGCTGCGTAATATTTTTCAAGATTAGATATGTTCTCTTTTGAACTCATTGGCTCATAAAGTATCGAACCAAAGTGACGAATACCGAATCTGTTTTCAGAGAAGATGACACCCTTTGTACCCCAAGAGACCCACTCTTTGAAGGCACTAGATCCCATTGACATCAGTCGAACCATTAAGTCTCTTGGTTCTGACAACCAGAAACCAGTATTTATACCGCCGTCTAAGGTTCCAGAGTGACCCTTTTTGTTGGTAGTATTAACCTGAGCTGTAAGTTCTACTGCATCTGACTGAGCGATAACGGTCATGATATCGCCTTGCTCTACTTCGGTAATAACGCCATTGAAGAGAGTTTGCAGTGAGTTAGGATTGGCACCATATCCACCGCGAAGATGGACTCTGATTCCAGGCTTCAATCTTATGTTGCTAAGCTGAATGATCTGATCAGTTAATCCGCTCGCATAGTTTCTTTGTCTATTCTCGAAAACAGAAATTACCTTACCAATTGCTCCGTCTAATAGCGGGTCATCTTGTGCTATTAGCTGATCCTTATACGGAGTGGATAGTCTTTGGAATAGGTTAGACAATCTTAGAACGAGAGTGTCTTCTAATGAATCTTCTGATTGCATGACAGAGAAATCTATGACGGAGTTAAGTCCGTAGAAGTTATCAAACAACTTCATGCCTGCGAATCTTCCGCCCTCATCAATCAACCACAACATATAAGTTGGGAAGGCGCGGATCATTCTTCCATCAAGCTGACGATAATTCCAGTCCTTCATCATACTTTCGAACTGCATCGTGGGGTTATCTAACCCATTGCCGTATTCTTTTTGGTAAGAAGAAATAGGAACCGCAGATGGCGTACTGGATTGGTTTATGTTTTTGGATGCTAGATCTTCTCTGAATCCATGTTCATTGAGGAATACCTCATCATCCTTGCCCGTTTTCGCATCGTAAGATCCGAGCACCATTGCGCCAGCTTGAGTTTGCTCTATATAGTAAACCTTGCTTTGCTCAGCGTCCATCGTGCCAAGGCTGTACCTAAGAGGTACGCCATCTTTCTTTATCTTTGGTGTGCCACTAGAAATTATATTACCTCTGGTATCGAAGGTCCAACCATCAGGAAGGGCAACTCCAGATTCAATGGTTTCTCTAATTTCTCTTTGATATTTTTGACGCTCATTAACCCAGGCTTCGCGCAACGGGTCACCCTCTGGTGGCAGATTATTAGACAGATAAGAATAGACTGTCAACTTGCTTGCAAGATCAGATTCAGTAGCCCACTGATAGGCAGACGTATCGTTATTCCTGAACGCTCTGAAATACCAGTCTGGATCAAGGTGACCTGCAACGTTGTTCTCTTCGTCTCTAACGTCAAGAGGCAAATCGGGGTAAGCGTTAAAGGCTCCCCACTTCTGCTTGATTCTCAAGAAAGGATTGCGCTTACCGAAAGCGTCAATAAGTTCTTTCTGTTGATTGCTGGAGAGCTGCTCGCGCTTTTGTTGGAAGATGTCAAAGTCTACAAAAGACATTCTAACTTGATAAACATGAGGGAAGTTAGGAACAGTATCTACTTCAAAACTAAGCGGTAGGACATACTTAATACCACATAGAGAGGTTACAACATTCTTAACACCCAAGAAGCCAAGTACGCCGTGTCCATGCTCCAGGCGAGCTAGTCCGCCAATGTGTTCAAACATACGACGGAATCTGGTCAGATTGACTTCACCCAAAATCATCATAGATACGTTCACCATAGAATCACCGCCACCGATGTGTTGGTGCACTGGTTCATCTTGCATCTGGACTTGCAGGCGAGCTATAGAGTTAGAAAGACTTACAGAGACGCCTTGGACTATACATGAAGACCAGTCAATGAGGACTTTCTCCATCGGTACTTTCCACTCGTTAATTCTGTAGTCATTATCTTCAAAGTTTTGCTGCTCAATTTTTGTTCTGAAGAATGGATCTGTAAGATATGACTGATAAATAGCCAAGAACCATTGGAACTTTAGTTCGGTCTTGAACGCATCAAGTGCCTCAGTGTCTGGGTCAAAGCTTTTAGCTTTAATCGCATTCTCGACAGAGTTATCTATGAAGTTATTCAATCTCTTGCTATCCATAGATTCCCAGCCAATTTTTTGAAGCTCTAACCAATTACGGAGTAGTGCCTTTTCGCTGGTAACTTGTCTATTCTTAATGGCTGTATCATATTCAAAGAAGTTAAAGTTAGGACGATCAATAGCGGTGATTCCGACTAAGTCTAGAATGCCGCCCCACTTCTCCCTGGTAATTACATCATCTTCTCCGGGCTGTCTGAAGTCTGTGGTGTCAGGAACGAATAGTCTAGATGGTGTGGATCTCGGCATGTAGAAATCAAAGAACCTACCGTCTCTAAGATCTGCGGTCTTATCGTATCTGGGAATTAAATCTCCCTCATACAATACTACGGTTTCTGGATCAGGCCATTTCCAATCCTCTGGACGACCAGCCTTATTCCAATCTATTTCTGCTTTATCTTGTTCTCTTTGAATTTGCTCAGGGGTCTTGTTAACCGAAAGGAATCCCTGATTAACTACTGAGTCTAAACGTGACGCAGCCTTACCCATATACTGGCGGTACTTACCCCAGTGGAAAGCCTGATCAAAGTCATCGATCATAGGCAAGTAAACCTTGTGGTTGAACTTAGCCATCTGCAAGTTGACCATCAAGCAGAAAGGATACTCCGGCATTGTCTGCACTGACATACCGAGCATCGTTACTGCGTGGATGTCGTGGGCCTGATTCAAATACTGGTTACGAACTGGAAGAAAGGGTGCATATCTAAACTGAGTTACTAACCCACGTAAAGAAGAAAGGAAGAAGTCTATCTCTTCATCACTAGTTGTGTATTGACCATCAGTAGAATGCTTTTGTGGATCCCAATTGAACTCAGCTGTCTCTCCAATAAAACCCCAAATGGTTTCATGATTGGGGAAGAACAAAGTCATTTCTATGCTTGTTTCAGAGTGACCGCTATTAAACTTGGGTGAGTTTGGTTGACGAATCGCCGCACCACTAAAGCTACCAGCCTTAAACGCTTGAGATACATTTATACTAGTGGGTGGTACATAAAAAGTGGAGGCACCTATTCTACATTGCCAAGGAGCAACTGAGTTAGGAGGATTGTCATCTCTGAACTTGCCCCAACTTCTTAAAAGAACTTCATCTAAAGAAGTATTAAGATGTTCGAATGCCGGTTCTAGATCTTCACCTATTACGTTAAGTTGTTCTTGTATGTAATTGAATGGATCGGTATTTTTAAGTACAGTAGCTTGGGTCTGCTTATACTTCTTATACTCTTCAAGAAGGTAGTATATTTGATATACATGCTGTTTAGCAGTCGTGGAGATTTCTGGATTATCCTTTAGATAATCGGCAACGTCGCCTTCATCAGAAATATCTACACCAGAGTCTACATTTTCAATGTACTCAGTTGTAAAAACTTTTCCATACTCAGTTATGAATGCAGTAACAAACTCTTCTGCACCGGACTCAACCATTACATCAAGAGCTGCTCTTTGATCGGCTGTTATTAATCCCTTTTGAATGTTAAGAATTATACGCTCAGGGTCGTCAAAAACACCAAGAGTAGAAGAGAAGAGGGTTCTGAAATCGGCCTTGAGTGAGCTATCACTAGACTCTTGAAGTTCGTCATAGGTCAGGCCAAAAAAAGCCGTTGACACTAGATCTTTCAACGACTCATTTCCAGCACCCGTCGTGCCGTCTTTAGGTTCCTCTACTGGTCTTTCACCTGGTGGCATTTAGGATCCTTTTCGTTTCAGTACAGATGGCGAATCATAATAGTTTTTACCTATTCTGAAATCAGTATTACGATTCAATGATACACCATTGTAGTTTACAGGAAGATTCACTGTAGGTACTGTCAGCTTCTTGCTGGTATATCTGGCCTTTTGATTGGCGGGATTCATATAACCGCTATTGTTGTGAGCCAGATGAACAGACTTAGCACCCTTCCAACCGGCAGTTGATCCAGGGTGTATAGAGTTCTTCGGTGTTGTAGTAACCATCTGCGCAGACTTACTCACTGCAGTAGCGCCAGAATGCTGTGCTCCACCTGTCGCGGTCTTGGTTGCGTTGCGCGTGGCTGAAAGAGTTGCTTTAGATCCGATGTTCGGCATCGATGAATGCGAAGCCCAGTTACCTATGTGGCTACCCAACCCTAACAGTTTCATTAAAACCCAAACCTATCTGACATAATAGATTGCGAATCTTGATAGCCAGTACGCACCGTTTCTCTACCTTTATATATAGTACTGTTCATACTGCCACCAGTAATGGACTGAATTCTGTTCTGTAGTTCTGTTGGTTCTATGCGGCCATTTACATTGACCTGGTACAACATCCCAGGGCTCATTGAGTTACCAGAAGCCATTGAATATATAGAACTAAAATCATCCGTCTCAGAATAATCCTCATAAGCACTACCACCTGGTAGAAGTGGGGGACCACTCATATCTTCTGGAGTTCTATCTAGTTTCTTATCGCCATGTAAAGCTCCAAGGGCTACCATAAAACCAAGGCCCATCAATACGCCTTTAGCGCCTTTGGTTTCTCTAACCATCTGCTTAAAGCCATCCATGCTAAAGCGTTGCATAACATGAGCGGCTTTACTCACAGCCTCAGAGGCTTCATCAGCTGTATTACGCAGACCCAGTAGAGTAGAGCCATCTTTGGATATGCGCCCAGATGATGATAAGACTTCCTCAGTAGCTTCTGGCAGCGCTAAGACTCCAGTAGAGTCTAGTTCTCCTCGTAGATTTGGAAAGTAATCCCTCAACTCTGTATACAGTTCTGTTGCTCTTGCCTTTGCTGCGTCTACTGCTTCTGTATTAGAAGAATCTTTAATGGCTTGTAGGTTGAAGTTATATTCTTCTATTTTACTTTTATATCTATGTTTGTTAACCGCAGAAAACAACATGTCACTCATACTAACGTTTATTCTTGCGTCTGAAGAATCAGTTAGAAGAGATGAGAATATGCCATGTCTCATGCTACCATTAAGTTCTGCTCTCTTCATTTCAGATACCTTTGCTATAGCAAGTACCTGTCTATCTCTAGCTTTTTGCGCTCCGTCTTCTAGAAGGCCACGGTCCATAAGGAATTGAAGATTTCTTCTATTTATCTCTTCGCCATCATCCAGATAAGTTGCCGGATCTAGTGAACCATCCAACAGGCCAGACATAATACTTTCAGGAGTTCTTTGTGAAATCTCTTTTGAGGCTGCTATATAATTATCTATGTACTCTTGCGCAATTGTTATTTCGTCTGCTGTTGGAGCAAAATCGTCTAAGGCTGTTAACCCTATAGAATTTTGGGCTACTTTTTCTGATAGCACTTCACTAAGCTTCTGAGAGGATTCAATTCCTTCCTGGATTATTCCGTGAATTCTACCCTTGTTTAAAAGGATCTGGTCTAACGTTATATCAGACCCCTCCAACTCTGAGAGTATCGCCTGATGAACCGAAGCCATCTTGGTATCGTATATATACTTATCAAAGCCTATTCCGTCTCCCAATCCAGCTTTATGGATTTTGATTAGGTTTCTGGTCATCGCCTTCGCTGCATCTTGCGTAATCGTCTCTGCCGCATCGAGAAGTTCCATATCAGCATTCTTAACCGCGGCGTCAATAATGGTCTCTCGTTGGATTACGTTTACGGATTCTAGTCCCAACCCTTGAAACTTATCGTAATTTGATCTTAAAGTTTCTGTATATATTTGATCTAATCCAGTTTTTACGTTAGCCCATTGCTCCAAAACCATGTTAGATTCGCTCAATACAGTAGCTCTATAGAAAGCAGCGTCTTGTATCTGTCCGCTCTCGCTTATAAGTTTTGCTTTTTCAAGCACTCTTTTAGAAAGCGTCTGACCTTGTTGGTTAGCTCTTGAATATGCTCGCATAGCTTCATCGTTTAGACTGGTAAAGAATCTAGAATCTGCTAAGTTTTCTGAAGTTCCTTTAAATCTATAGATACCGCTTGGGTTAAGAGATCCATCTACTTCACCTTTAAATGAACGCAAAAACTCAAGGTGCTGTAGAGCAGATGTATCTTGATTGGAATTAACTATGCTTCTCGCATACTGTGCGTCTAATCCGGCTTGATCAAATCCATAGCCCTTTGGCGCATTAACCGAACTACCTGGCCCAAATGATCCTCTTATAGAGATCGAATCGAGGTTGGCTGATAATACTCTGTCTAGCTCTCTTTGAACTGAGTTCAGTTCTGATCGCAGTTCTTCTAATCTTCTGATCTTAGACTGGGCGTTTCTCAATGCTCTAGGAGTTAGATTTGAAGCGTGCATTTCGTTATGAAGTGCTTTCATAAAAGTGGAGTCTTTAGAATTAAGTTCTTTCATGATCTGTTTCTTTTTTCTTGAAAGATACTTAACGTTATCTGCTACATCTCTTTTAACATTCATAAGAGGAACTGTAGTCAAATCAGCGTCCATGAGAAGAAACTCACCAGCTTCTGTTGGGTCACGATAGACAAAAGCAACCGCTTTCCTTGCCTCTCTATCATACTTAACCACTACGCCTACAGAGTCGTCAAAGTCAGCTCCACCGAGAGTGGATAGTATCCCTCTCGTGTCAAGCGTATTAAAAGAAACTCGACCAGTTGTTTCGTCATAGGAGATTCTATTTCTAGCAAAGTCTAATGTTCCTGCGCCTCTTCTGAATGGAGCAGTAGTTCCTTCTGGAGAAATTTCTGCTCTAAATCCACCTATCACTTTTCTTCTATAGTCATAGTTAGGCAGGCGAGAAAAGGTTCCCAAGTTCATTACTTCTTTTCCGCTACGTAGCTTGGAGAAGTGTTTGTTGTACATCGAGATAAATTGACGACCCATGACATCAACTTCATCTGGATTAACTCCATAATCCAACATGGTACGAATACGCTTTGCAAACTCTTTCGTCTGCATGTACTCATCGAATTCTACTTGTGACATTGTATCTAGAAGAGAAGAGTCCTCCAGTATTTTATCGACCATCTGGCTAAGTGCACCGGTCTTGGAAATGGGAGAAGAAATCATATCGATAACTTCATCAGCTTCTGCTTGAAATGATCTTTGAAGATATTCCGGTGTAAATATTTCAGGGAAGGCAGTTATCTGAGAGAGACTAGCCTGAAGTGGCATTGCTTTGTTTCTTAACTCTAAAGTAGTTATACTTCCTAATCCCATCCTCAACTCATTTTTCATTTGTGGATTGGACGCAATACCTTCATAAGCTAGTATTTTCGGAAAAGGTCCTTTAGGAATACCTAACGTACTACGTGCTACACCTTCGTATTGATCTTTAGGCAGGATGATAACGTCGCCTTTAAACATACCATCTTGAATATTTCTAAAGTTAGCTGATCCGCCTTTATTCTTTAAAGTTTTCAGTTGATCTATAAGACCTTCTTGGGCTTTGATTTCTTGGTCGAGACTTCTTAACTCGGAGGTCTCTCCGTTGAGTCTTTTAGTTGCATGTATTTTCCTAAGCTGAGCTACACGTGCTTCTTTCTCCGTAATGAAAGTATCTAGTCCTTCACCAGATATAATGAGGTGACCATCAAGGTTGCTTTCAGCAACGTCTTCCATAGCTCTTAAAGCTTTAGATTTTTTGCTACTTAGAAGCTTTTTTAATTCGTCTTCTGGATCAGTGCCATTAGCTTCGGCTATTTTTATAGCGTCTTCGCGCAATCTATTTTGATCTATATAGGCATCGGGATTTCGTCTTATCTCAGCTCTCAGATTCGCACCATACTGCTTACTACCTGGCATAGATCCAATCGAGTTCATAAACTGCTCAGCCGTAAACGTTCCTATATCAAAGCCAACCTCATCAAGCATTCCAGCAACAGCAAGAGCCCTACCCGAGACTAGTGTGTTCAAACGCTTTGCCAACTGAGCTTTAGAAGTATCAATGCCCAGCTCTAAAGCTTCAGACATAAGTCTATGGAACTCCGTAACAGAGACAGCTTCTGTAGCTCCACGTGGAGTGAAGGATAGTATGTGCCCAACGTCGTTTTGCACGATGGGAAATCCATGACCAACAGCCTTACCTTCGTAATCGTATCCTGACTCAGCAAACATAGCTCGGAATGTATTTGGATCTTTTAATTGGTAAGATTTAACCTCAATAGTTCCACCAAGTTTATCAGCTATAAACTCAAGAGGATCACTTGAATATCCTCCTATAGATGGCTGAAACATACTCGACTTAGCTTGCTTTCCTGTTATCTTTCTAACAGAAGAAAAAGAGTAGTTATTTATAGTATTAGCTTGTTGCACATTGCGCGCTTTAAATGTTTCAAAACCCTTTTTTATTGCCAGATAGGGTTTACCTGAATCGTCAACTTGCACAGACATACCAGGACTTCTCGTGCCATATCTTTGACGTATCAACTTTTTTGTAGCGTTTCTGAAAGCAGGGCTAGTCATGTGTAGACGTGCAAAGTCAGCAGCTTTTACTGGGTTATTCATGTATTCAAAAATATCCATCAGTAAACTCCTGCGTTAAGCTGAACTCTCGTACCCGGATATGGCGTTGGGATTGCCTGCACAGAACCCTGCATTTGTCCATTGAACATCAACCTACGAAGCTGAGCTTGGACACTTTCATTAGAGCTGGAGCTGTACATGTTTGGGTAAGAAGGATTGATAAGATTAGCCTCTCTGATCTGCTGCGGGAAGTAGCCCATCTGAGCCATATCAATTCCCTGAGACTGACCAACCTTAATCTTTATAGTATCCATATTAAGTAGTGGTGACCATATTTCTGATTCAGGAGATGGTAGCTCATGGTCTTCAAAGTATTCAGGGATGTCAGGACGTTGCTCAACTGGCATACCCCATGCAGCCTGGTAGAATCTACGCTCTAGTCTTCCAGCCGTAGAGAGAATCTGCTTGCGCTCTTGTTCCGGCGCATAGAGCATGGATAGGAAGTGCTCTCTCTTTCGCTTAGGGATGGCCATTGCCAACTTCTCTGGCGTAGAGTTTAGATCAGCTCCATACATTGTTCTCTTAGACTGGTTAACGTAGAAGTTTACTGCTTGTTGATCACCAGCTTGAGATGCTCTACTTGCCAACATTACAGACTTTGTATAACTAAGTATGTCAGTGTACTCTTCTAGAGCAAGCTGCTTCTTTCTATCCTTGGGTATAAATCTATCACCAGTAATTAATTCTTGAGCGTTGTGTAATGCACTTGAAGTAAGACCGATAGTTCCACCAACCGTTGCGCCTACGGCTTTGGCTTGAGGCGTTACACCGAACATGGATCCGATGAAGCCAAGACCAAGAGCGGAAGAAATAGGATTTCTCTGAGAGGTCTTATTAATCATTGGCTTCAAGAAGCTGTCTACTGGATCTTGCCAGGTCGGGAATGTAGCTCCGTATACGTTGTCTCTCTCCCAATCCTCAACAGCGGTTCTGTTAGGTAGGAACTTGGTGTTAATAATGGTGTCTCGGTGGGATAGCCATTCCCAAGCTCTACCAGCTGAGTACCCGACTGGATTATCTATGACCTGGTTTGGATCTTCATAGCGATACCTATAAGGAGTGAACTCATTCCTCATACGCATTGCGTCAACTTGTGCTCTGGTCTGTTGCACCTTCTCAAAAGCAGGATTACTGAGCGGCGCAGAATTAACCAGTCTGTCTACAGCTTTGTATTCAGGAGACCATGGAGCAACATCTGCCAAGATGTCATGTATGTTTGCGATACCCATTTGACCATACTGGTCTGGATATAGTTTATGAGTACGATTATAGCCAGTGCCAGGAAGTCTGATCTCTGAATCGGGAAGGGTTCCATACGGATCACCCATCTTCAATGGATTGATGGGGTAGTTGCTTCCAGGAAGCCATGGATATTGTTTACCCATCGTGTTGGCAATTGGGTTGATGTAGTTAATACCACTTTGTTCTTTAGGAACGAAACGACGAATGATTTCAGAGATTTCGAGGTTAGCCATGTTACCCTCGATAGGCAGTGGCAAGTCACCGAGACCACCAAGATTCATACCCCAGAAAGACCTAGAAGCTGAGTAACCTCGGCTCGCTGGCTCCAAGACGGCTTGGCTTGGCGTAAAATCAGAACTTCCAAATCCAAGACTCTTACGAAGTTGACCAGAGGCGAAACCATAGATACCCATGAGTTCTTGACTCTGATATCCGAGCTTACCAGCTTGCACTCCAATGCTGCCTGGATTCAGCGGAGGACTTGCTTCCAAGACTCTCGGCTGCATCGTGCCTGGCGCGTAAGGTACTCCATAGGGCGCTGACCGTCTGTAACCTGACGAACCGGACCCAGCAGAGGCGGAAAGGCCACTGGCTATCTGAGTGGCTCTGTCACGCACCATTCCAGAAGCTGTGCCTCTACCTGAGCCAGTTCCCATTGAGGAGTAGAAGCTAGTACCACCGCTATAAGGTGTATTAGCCACTCCAGAGTTAATACCGCTAAGCGCTTGACCGGGTGAGCTTAGTATGGGTCTTTGCGACATGTACGCACCAGATTCACCAACTGGAGCATATTGTTGAAGTCCGTAGGCAAGTTCTTCTTTGTGCATCTCGCGACGAGGTTTTAGGACTCTGCCGACCGTTGAGTTCAACACTCCATTCAAAGGACCCCAAGGACCAGTGAAATAGTCACCACTCACTGGGTATGGACGGCTTTCATAATTCTGGCGTTCAAATCTGTATGGGTCGAGTGGTCTCAATGGAGAATAGTCATAACCAAAAGCTAGGCGTTCAAGAGGTGTCTCATTCTTTTCTGGAATGAATGTACCACCAGATTTGAATCTTTGATACCAAGATGGACGGAAGTACTGGATACGTCCACCCTTGAATGGCGTGTTACCAAGCGGCCAAAACCTACCAGCCCTGATTGGTACTTCGCCTTCTTCTAATTCGTAGCGTTTTTCTTCTGCAGTCTGTCCACCGGGTACTAATCCGGCTGAAGCTATCTGCATATTCTTCAGGGCGTCAGCTCCATAACCCATTAGATATGGAGCATAAATCGGATTACCTTCAGCGTCTTCGTTTATCATACCGCCAAGCTGGCGATCCAACATCGTGACGGTAGTACCACCAGCTACGATCGGTAGAACTCTCTTGCCAACCATACCACGAGCGTAGTAGTCTAAGGGTCCTTTATATCTGTTTGGATCGATACCCATACTGAAAGTCTCAAAATACCTATTGAGACGAGAGACCATATGGCTTACGGGAATGCTAGATCCAGAGAATGATTGTCTTCCCTTCTCTGACCAAGTATTGAAACCCAAAACGCTACTTACAGCTCCAACTGGATTTCTTTCAAAAGCTGTACCAAACGTAGGGACTAATGTCGTTCTAGATCCGAAAGGATTAAACTCCATTCCAGAATCGTATGGAGTGGCACCTAGAGAGCGCCTACCCAGATTCTTTAAAGCGCCGACTCTACCAGACGAATGAGGGTTACGCTTAGCGAAATCTCCAAGAAGTCTACGGTTAAAATCGGGAGCGCCTTGTGCTGGATCCAGCATTGCTCCCAGTGCTTCTCTGGCAATCTGGGGTTGAGTAACGCCTACGCCGAAGTTAAAGCCTGGTCTATTTATAATATTCTGATAACCCTTGATGGAATAGAATTCCATCTGTACACCAAGAACGGCAGCGCGGGCTTCACTGAGTTCTTTCCTGGAAATCCTACCCTTAGAGGCTAATCCTTCAACGTCGTTAAGAAGCTTTTGGATAGACGAGTTGAATGTCTGACCGGTAGAAGTATCAAGCTCTGTCGTTACCAATTTGTACTTAAAAATCTCGTTTCTAAGTCTATCGATATTTCGACTGACACCGACAGAACGCATAGCCTGCGAGGTGCTTTGATCGAAGAAGTTAGTTTCTGCTTCTCCCCTTTTGAGAAGGTTTCTAATATTTTGCTGAAGCTTGAAAACGTCATCAGACTTAGTTCCTGGATTCGCTTGCGCCCTCTTGGCATCGGTTTCGATTAAAGACTTAGCGAATGAGACTAGCCCTGTATCAGAGATATCAGCTACGTCATCCCCTAACGCAAGTGGTGCATGCCATCCCGAGGGTGTGCTTACGGCGCTTAACTCTCGCATCGTATTGCGAGAAATGCCGTAGTTATTTAAGGCTCTAAATAGCTTATGGAAACCAAAGGTTTCATTCTCTGTTAGATTAGGGTTGAAATCTGTTTTACTAGCGAACCATTGAGCTGCTCTAATTGGATTGCGGATACCAGGGGAATCAGCTCCACCTTGTTTGTATTGTAGGAATTGTTTCCATCTTTTGCCAAGACCAAAAAGGGATTCAGATTGATCCCTACTGACATCCATCTTTTGTTGGAACGCATTGATTCTCTTACGCCACTTACCTTCACCAGCAGCTGTGCCAGGAGCTTCTTGGCCCATTTGACTAGCGGCAAGGCGCACATGCTTTCCACCCATCTTGGTGGAATCATTATCAAATGGCTTATAGAAACCAGAGTGTTCAACGGTTGTGGGTGAAGCTCTACCAACTCCACCGGTAACGCTAACAACCTTACCTTTAGAACCACGTTTCGATGTTCTCATCCATAGATGGAAATCAGCAGACTCGCTTCCGGGTGGCATAAATGGCTGCAAAGAGGAGCCGTTTACGATTTGAATAGAAGCTTTATTTCTCAGGTCTCTTCTGACGTTGTGACCGAGAAGTGTAACAGGGTTGAAGTGGAGAAGGGGAATCTGATATTCATCGGCAAACTTATCGGTAGCCTTACTTAAAGATCTTCCTATTCTACCTATGTCAATGACTCTACCTGAAGAGCTTTTGTAAACGCCCTTCATTCTTAGCGACTTAGATGTATCTGGTATGTTCTGACCGAGATTTCTCGCATTGATAATATGCGAAATCTCATTTCTTACATTAGGATCTGTTCCTTCAAAGAAGCCATTTTGAAAAGCCTCAGAAACAGAAAGGCTTTGGAAGCCAAAGATGTTAGCGCCTTTTCTAGACCAAGGCTTAGAGATATCGCCCTTGTCTGTCAAAAAGCCCTTTAAGCTATGAAGCTTAGTGGGATCCATGCCTCTTTGGGCTAATTGATTTCTAAGGACTTGATCAGCTACCTTTTGACCCGCACCATCGATCGTCTCGATGCCCATTCTTTGGGCTGTGCGTCTGATCAGGAAATCTCTCTGAGATGATTTAAGCGAACCAGAGAATTCTTCATATGGTCTGCGCTTGGTCGTGAGAATATCACCACCGAATTTAGGTAGCACTCTACCGTGGATAGTGTTCCACTGTTGTTCTAACTGATCTTCCAAACCATCCTGGAACGTGCGAGACCCGAACTTAGCATCGGCTATAGTTACGGCTCTTCTGAACTTGCTCTCGTCAACCCCAGCCATTTCTATCTTGGCTTTTAGTCCCTGTGCTTTTAGCCCAGCAAACCAATCCGTAATATTATTCGGATCACTTACATCTACACCAGAAGCAAATTTAACTCTTTCAGCTAAAGCCTCACCAGGAGTATAAACACCCCTACGCTTTATGGGCTTGAGCACAGATGCAGATCTGATGAACTGAGAAGCGGTTTTTCTGTCAAGGCCTGTACTCTCTAGGCCATCGACAAGCAAGTCCTCATAGGCCGCGTGACTTCTGCCTTGGAAGAAGTTACCCTGACGCCAGTCTGGGTTTTTAGTGCCGTTAGCATTATACCTGCCACCACGACCTAGTTGGAAAACCTGAGTAGCGTATTCTTCTACTCTAGTCTTACCACCTCTACGCATGAACTCGCGAACATCTACTTGATCATCAAGATTAAAATCTGCGAGCTTTCTTTTACCGCTAATAACATCTTGCCAGTTATCGTAGGTTTTACCTACTTTATTGAAGTTCGTTTTGGCTTCAGTTAAAGAATCGCCAATACCCTTGAATGGTCCCGGTAGAGCATTCAGGTGTGTTCTGTAGTTCTTCTTTAAACCAGCAGGACTGGCGACTTCTCTTGCGAAGTTAAAACTCTTCTTAGCAAAGCTGGCGTTGGCCACAGGATACGACATCGTAGCCTGATCATTCATTCTCTTAGCCCACTGAGTGAACGATATACCATTGGACAAGTGGGTGTCAACGTAGCTTGATGCTGCGCCTGCGGATTGGTTACTGTATCTGTTGACCTTGTTGAGCAAGTCTTCTGCTGAAGCGCCAACTCGACTCAAGGCTGAGCGCATTGTTACTAAGCCGAGATTGTTTTCACCAGAAGAAGAACTAAACGTCTTCAGACCTTGAGTCATCAGACGGTTGTACTGAGCACTTCCATACCCCATGCCAAGTTCAAACGGAATAGCAGCAGTAGCAACGTTTCTGATGCTTGTATTAGCAAAGTCGCCAAGAACATCTACTGGGTTAAGCCAGTTAACCTGTTTCTTTTCTGGATCCTTATTGAACAGCGGTTGTATAACAGCTTTATCAGCGAGGTAAAGAGCTGGCAATTCATAAGGTAGTCTACGAGCCTGAGAGACAAGACGCTGCTGAATAGCGTCACGAGCAGTCCAAGCCTCGACATTATCACCGTCTTTGATCAGACCGTCACGAAAATGAAAGCTATCTACCTTAGTTGTGACTTCACCAAAATACTTATAACGGCTTTTTCCTACACCAGCGGTTCGAGCTTCTCTCTTGACAAAGATTGAAGGATCATTTTTATCAATGACCTTTCGCTCGACACCTTCAAGGGTATCTAAATATTCCCTAACTTTACGAATAGACTGAACAGCCGTCTGAGAGAATTCATCCCCGCCCTTAGCTGCCTGTTGTAAGCCATAGCCGAGCCTTAATCCTCCGCCCCTGACAACCTTACCAGCCACATGCATAGAAACAAGGGCTGCAGCGCTGGTTGCTAAGAAGGAGGCTACTGGGTTTTTAGACAGTGCTCTTTGAATGAAAGAGGCACCCTCTGGGGTGCCTTCTTCCGTATCTCTATTGACCGGAGTGACACCAAATCCTATGTTAGTATTAGGTCCTGGGTCCTTGATCATTTGTCACCTTTAGTTTATTGTAAAGCTTGTCGTAATTTCTCCGCTATAGGATCTCTACCCTTAGGAGTTCCTGTCATCTGTAGAAGAGTCTGTTCATCAAATTCCGCTAATACTTCGCGGGGTATTGAACTACCACTAGTTTCTCTCTCAGTTGCGACTACCTTAGATAGTAACTTCTCTTTGTTAATAGGTGCTTGAGTTTTTTGTTCTGGAGCTGATTCCATCAATTCGCCATCAGTTGAACCAAAAGCGAAGAGAACCTGAGCCTCAGGAGGTAATCCACTGGCGGCTTGCTGCACGCCTAATATCTTTTCAGCTAAAACTAATTTACGTATCAATAACACAATTGAGAGCTGGTCAAGATCTTCTTCCGTGTACGCTGGCATGGCTGCTAGAATGAATGCCTTCATCATATAAGAAGCTTCTTCTAATTCAGTTCTCGTGCTCTCCAAGGATTCAACCAAGAAGTTAACATCAGTGAATCCTGAGATCTTCAAGATCTGGTCAGCTAAAGAAGATACATGACCAGCTTTCATCTTATCTAGATCAACGTCAGGCGGATCTACAACTGCCATCCTGACAACAAAGTCTTCTAGATCTGCATCTGTGGCTTCATCGCTGAGTATAGAAATAATGTATCGATACTCTTGCAGCGTTAATGGACGGAATATATATTCCTTTTTACCCAACTCGGCGGAGAATACATTCCCAAATCTAGTTTTAAGTTCGTATCTCTGCTGGTCTGAAATCACATTAATCTAATGTCAATTGGGTTGAATCCCGAAGCCTCAAGAATCTGTTGCGCAAGAATGGTTGGTAGTCCGGCTTTCTTGCCAGAGAACTGCTTACGTGTAAGCTTGGGATAAAGAAGACACATCTCAGTGATGACTTCCTCATTTTCCATAAGTGCTTCACTTTGAGAAACATTGCCATTTGCCATAAGCTTTTCCATATGCTGCATAGCTGCTCTGTACTCGCCTCGGTTGATCGTACGCCAAACGACATGCTCATCAAAGGTAAGGGATGTAATATAAACATCACCAAACTCTTCTTTCCATTCGATGATCTGTCCGGCAGTTGGGCCATCGGGCCACAGGACTTCATCTGGATTCATATCTTCTACAGACTTGTCATCCAGTTCTGGATCAATCATTTCGAGATCATCGTCAACAGGATCAGGTAGGACTTCTTCTACTGGCTCGATCTCTGGATTCTCTTCTACCATTGTAACTTTAGGCATTTAAAACTCCTTACATAAGGAAAACTACTTCACAGTATAACACATTTAACTTCTTGAAACTTGGCCTGGGAAGACCCTTCCAGGGCCACTTCCAGAGCCACCGCTAGCCTGTACGTTAGTGCCAACTCTTGGTCGTGGTGCTTCTCTAATATCACGCGCCATAAACGAGTAAGTTTCCAGAACAGGATCACCCTCTGGGGTGTATTCTGTTTGACGCGAAACAAGTTCTACATTCTCTATAAGAATTCTCATACTATTGTCGTCTTGATCGGATTCAACAAGTCTTTCGTTGATATCGCCCATCATAGCTGTAGAGCTGAGGAATTTCTGCCTTAGCTCTTCCGATCTCTGTTGAGGTCCATTACCAGACAGTGAGGTGTCTTGCACTCCATAAACCACTACGAGGTTAAAAGGAGGGTGAACGCTGAAGAGGTGCTTCTGGCCTTGATCAAGATTGGAGTCATAGTTTCTACGCCAATAGGTTTCTATATTGGCATCGTCTTCATTGAGACCTCTTACTGGATATAGCGTCCCTTGATTACTGCGCTGGCTTCTGACACTAGCTGCTTTTGCTACTTTCTCGGTTACAAATCCAGGTGAGGGAGTGATAACGCTAAACGCACCAGTTACGATTCTTGTGCCTCTCAACATGGTGTCATAGGTATAAGACCAAAAACCATAAAGAGGTTGCTTGTTTTGCTGGACGTTATATCCAAACTGATAAATAGGAAGAACATCTTGGGGTTCAGTGAGGCCTTCAATATAAACCTGAATATCTTGACCAGTGAAGAAGTAGTCGAAGTAGTTATTCAGCTGGAAGTAATCATCATATCCAGTATATAGATTAGCCCACTCCTCATAGATGGCAACTTCGTCAGCTGATCCCCAGCCGTACTGGGTTGGAAAACGATTCTGAGTAGGACTGTTTGATACGCTAGCCCCTACACTTCCGGCTCTATTTTGATTTCCGCCTGTAGTCGTATATTGAGATCCAGTCATGACAATCCTTTACTCAGTTGGAAATCCAAGACCAACGGGGGGAGGTGTATACTCAAAACCTTCTGGAACAAAGGGAGTAAGAGGCTGGATTCCACGAGCTACATAAGTAAAAGTCTGCTCGGTCACAAGGTCTTCAATAGACATTGTTCCACCTTCGTCAACAATAGTAACGCCATAAATTCTCATCTTTGCAAATTTTCCATACTCATTGCTGAAGGTAAGAGAGACATCAAAAGGTGGAAGCATGTCAGAAAGAGGATACATCTGATGTATGCCGCCCTTTCTTTCGATGAGGTTTTTGTACTGCTCTAATCTGTAGAAAGCATAGCCGTTGAATACGGTGAAGATAAGAGATCCAGCGATGGTTCTAGGACCTCTTACGAACCCTCTAGGATTGACTCTACCGATAGTTCTTACAGGCTTGTTCTCTCTGTGTATGGAGTATGAGATAGTCTGTAGTTCGCCCAACGTCAAAGGCTTATCTTCATTTGGAAGAAGAATCTCTGCAACTATGTCTGCGCCGGAAAACGAATCGTAAACATAGTTACTATCATATCCCAATTTAGTGTAGTCTCTGTATCCCAGCACTGGGACAATGTCTTCTGAAGCCATGATACTCCCTTAAATAAAAAAGAGCAGGAGGAAAATCCCCCTGCTCTTTTAGTAACTCTTAGTTTAAGAATTAAATACCGGCAATAGCCGCATCGTTTACGCCGTTAGCCAACTGAGTGAACGCGCGGTTTGTTGGTACCATTGGACCGATTTCGCGAGCAACGAATGTCATTGTCTCTTCGATCATGATGTCGTCCATCGAGGTACCCGAACCTTCGTTAAGAAGCTCTACACCGTAGATCGACTTAACTGCAGCCTGACCATACTCGTTGGCAAACGTTACCGTAACATCAAATGGGGGAATCTGATCGGCATAGTATGGCATAACGCCCATGACGCCGGAGGCATCGTTCTCTACGCTAGAGATAGCTCCAGCATATTGCTTGTTGTTGGTTGAACCAAGGTTTGGAAGGACGTTCCAAGCTCTTGTGTAAATCTTGAAGGCCTCATTGTTGATATTCTTGGAAAGAAGATCATACAACGCAGGACGGTCAAACGTGGTAAAGATCAAGCTACCGGCAATACCGCGCTTGCCACGTGAGAATGAACGGGGGTTTGGCGAACCCATTGTGTAGATAGGAGCCTTCTCTCTGGTTACCGACCAGGTAATTCCAGAAAGAGTTCCGATTGGAGTTCCGCCAAAAGAACATACGATGTCTGAACCTGAGAACGTGGTATACGTCTGAGTATACTTAGATACGCCATCATTTCTATCGCCAAGATATTCTGCCATGATATTATCCTTTCTATCGTCACTTTTTCAGTGACATCTAAAGTAAAGTAAGATGGTCTAAAGGGGGCCCCAGCCTTTGCCGGGAACCCCCTGAGACTAATAGCCGACCAAGCTATTAGAAGTTAACTGAAACGCGTACGACGATTTCGCGAAGCTCGAAAGCTGGGCGAATGGCCAAGTCGACAATGGCCTTATTCTCTGCTGGAATGTAACTAACTCTAAAGTCGCTAGAGATAAGCGCTCCAAGGATCTGCATACCGCGAAGAGCCGAAGAAAGCTGCGTCTCGAAAGAGTTACGGTTGGCGATTGTAGCCGCTTCTCCGACGTAGTTTTGCGAGATAGAGCGAACAATCTTAACCGCATCGAAAGTAATACGAAGTGTAGTCAGGCGCTCGTAATCCGAACCATCCTTACCAAACGTTGTACCATCAGTCCAACGAGCAACTCTTTGAAGGTCAAGCGTTACTGGAACAAGACCCTTGTTAGCGATGGTCTCAGCCTGGGTACGAGTTGGGTTCCAACGAACACGGTCCGTGTTGTAAACAACCTTACCAGTAGTAGCCGACCAAGCATCAAGTCTTTGAACCGAACCAGCGTAGAGCGATGCACCGTTGCTGAAGCCCCAAGTACTGGGGACACCAACTAGTCTAAGCTCAGAAGCCACAATCGAAAGATAGTGACCATTAGTGAGCGTAGCGCGATCTACCAGGTTAGAAAAGCCCAAATGCGTTGTCAACGCAGCGGCAGTGAAAGAGCCATCAGCGTTTGCTACACCGATATAAGGCTTAACGCCCATAATCGCATGGGTTGGCGCTGAACGACCAGTAATCGTGGCACACATATCCGAGACTTTCTTAGCCCAGCTGTTTGTAGCAGTAGCTGAGTTATCGGCATAGAAGTAGTCGAAGCTACCGTCGTTACCTGGTGTAGCTGGTGATTCCCAGTGAGTCGAGTTAGAACCCGCTCCCCAAGGAACAATTACGTCAACTTGAGCAGCTTCTGCGGCTTCGAAGGCGGCGTTAAAAACGTCACCACCGTAAGCTGAAGAAGTAACTGTAGCGGTAGTATGGTTGAATACCGAGTCTGATGGAAGTGCAACAAGAATAATTCTTTGAGCACCGCCAGAGATCAGTTCAACGAATGCCTTGTGGAGATTTGAATTCTCTCCAAAAGCATCGATTACGTCGCTTTCCGATGTCGCTTCATATGCGTCTAGATCTCTAACGCCACCAGTAGCATCCGCAGTAGAACGCTTGGCAATAGCGCATACACGAGGGCCGACTGGAACATCCGTTCTAGACAGGGCAAAGAAACGATCCTGAATTTGTACTGAAACGCCGGGGAGAGCCAACTTCGAACCTCCATAACATATATAAAATTGGTATAGGTCACAACCTATTCTTATAGTACCATATTAGTTTGAATATTTACAGAATATAGTCAAACTCCCATAATCATGTATTAGGGGTGGCCTGGTCATTTATCTGGACACTCACGTTAGGAGTGGCGAGATTTAAAGATTCGTACTGGACGTGCTTATCCCACCACACTCTGGCGTCAATAAGAATAGATTCAATTCTATCTCTTTCTACCTTTTTGATCTTTTGCAGCATAACTCTATAGACAGTTGTTCTAACGCACATATCTCTTCCGATACGAGCATCTTCTCTATCAGGATATCTTCTACTGTATAGCAACTCAGCTGTTCCCACCTTCTTGAGGACAGGTGTGGATTCAATCATGAAGTCTTCAAAGGCTTCAATAATTTCTTCAGCTACTCTAGGATTTCTATGAACAGCTGCAAATGAAATAAAGTTGTCAAAAGACTGCATCCAGATTTCAATATCTTTACCTGAAGCAGTATCTCGAATGACTTCAATCATTCTGGCTTTTGAGTAATCCTTAGTCGTAGCTCTTGATTCCAAGCCATACACTATATATCCATTATCTGGGTCTGATATACCTTCCGCCGCTGCGGGAACAAACTTCACATCAGGATGACCTTTTTCCCATAGATATCCAATGAAATCAATAAGCTTTAAATACTGAAGATTACCATCAGATTTAAGGTGATTAGATTTATCAATAGGTGGATAGCTTTCGTAGTTAGAATAGTTAAATTCCATTAGACACCTGGCCCTACTTCTACTGTGAAATAGATTTGTCGTATTCCGTAGAAAGGAGTTATAGCCACGTTGACGTTAACCTTGCCTGGATCACTACGATCTTTATCTATGCTCAACTGAAAATTCTTTATGATATTAGATTTTACCAGATTGGATAAATAATCGAATACAGCTTGTTTGAAGCCAGAAAAATCAGTCGTGCCTATCCATCCATAACCCATTGCTCTAATCGTATTGGAGCATTTGGCAACTACTCTCATCTGAGAGAGTGACCAGAAATCGGATCCATCAGATGCTAGGGTATTATCTGATAGTACTACGGTTTGGAATGGAGCGCCGCGCTTTGACTTTTGGGTTCTTACCGCAGGATTGAGCTTGGCGTTCACTAAAGAGTTTAATTGGGCTTCTGTATAATCAAAGCCATCTAAGTTTATAACGTTGGTTAGCTTTGAATAAGCTATGCCACGATCTAATGTTATGGTCGCCATATTGGCTGCTACTTGCGCAGATATAGATGTCTTATGAGTAAAGCTCATCTGGGGCATGCTGACAGCGCCCTCACCTACCGCAATGGTCACGTACTTGTTTCCAGTGGAAGCTGGTATAGTCCCCGCCAAAGAAACCATTTCATTGATAGAGTCAACCATCGAAACAGTACTTGGTCTACGAGTTCCGAGAACACCTAAGACAGCCATTCCGGTACTAGCATGTGATTTTTCGCAGAATCTTACTAGTTGTCCGGCGAAGTCCACTCCGCCAGCGTGTCCGAAAGACGCCTCTAACGGAACTACTATCTCCGCAAAATCATAGCTTGTCAAAAGAGCGTACGACTCTTCAAGTCTTTCGTAGTATTTTTGATAGAAGTTTAACGCATCAACTGTTATCGTATAGGGAAATCCACCATCTATGTCAAAGGGTATGTCCATCTGGTCATAAGAACCTGGAGCACCACCGTCAATGGTTATTAAATCCTGAGTAAAATCAAGGCGAAGATCCACATCGGCAACATACTCATCCATTGGAGCAACTGCCATAATCCAAACATCTCTAGCCCCAGCGTTGTAAACCTCTAGCAACCCTCTAACAAGGGGCGAGGTAGAATCTGCTTGCAGATCGTTGATAGCCTCTTGCACGTCATTAACCTGGTATGGGTCGTTAATGCTTAGACCATCTGAGTGGCCTAACAGAAGAATGCGTGATGTGTTACCAAAACCCATAGATCTATATTGAGACGACTGCCTCATATTACCTGTGATACTAGGTTTTGCGATTAAGCTCGATGCCATAGTTTAGTTGAGCCTCTCTTGCGTTACGCCCGTAATCCAGAAGATCACTTGACCGCCAGCTCCACGCATGGGAAGTGCTTCGTCTATGATCCAAGTACTCTGACCGACTCTTCGTTCTGCATCGTCGTACTCATAAATGCGATCACCGCTATATGGATATGCTCCTTTACGAAAGAAGTAGATTCTCTCTGAAGTAGCAACTAGTCCTTCCATCTTATCTTGCATCAGGGTTGGTAATCCACGAGTAGCGGGAACCATGTGTCTCACCGTGTGACGTTGTAGATTTGTTTCGTACTCTGCTGCGTTTGTTAACGTGGAATTTTGTTTTCTTTTTTGAAGAAGGATGTCGTGACCATATGTTTTAATGATGTTATCGAAATCCTGAATCATTTGATCCATTAGTCGAATCTCCTAAGCTTTCTTTCCGGCATAGGATTGCACCAGGCACTGCCTCTGACTACCGACTTCATATTGTTGCGAGACCACATCAGCTCATCTCTCAATAGAGATGCCAGCTCACACCAGTTGGCAGCGTTTCCTCTATACAGACTATCTCTTGAGTTAGAGGTACCTGCGCCGCGCTTAACCTGTAGGTCGCCCAACATATATTCACTGGCCGTAGTAAATCCACCAATGCCACCACCGAAATAGTGAATCTTAGATAGTTCACACATTACAGAAGCTAAGATGTATTCTTCTATCTGTGATGTTATTTCTACGTTTTCTCCAAACCAATCTTGAATCTCAAGAGAAACTCTATAGATAATTTCTGCAGCTTCTACAAAATCTACATCAGAATAGAATGTTTCAATTACAGATGGATCTAGATACAATGGAGTCAATTCACCTAAGAAGTTATACTCTACCGTTTCGCCCAAAATTACAGCTGGTTCCGAAGTGCCAATATAAAAGGTTCTCTCATTACTGACTTGAGAGGGAGTAGCTCCGGGCAGTGTACCGGAAAAGATTAGTTTAAACTTACCATCTTCTATCGGAGTCCAGTCGTAATAATAAATACCAGTAGACTGTTGAACAATAGGAGTTAAGGTTGACTGTAGGACGTACACATTTGTAGTTTCACTGTACTTGTACAACGCTCCAGTAACAACAGCTGGATCCAAGAGTTCGTCTGTATTGGCGAAAAAGTCATAGTCAACAAAGCGTACAGATACACGTATCTTCTGGCCAGGCTTTATATTAGAGGGCATAAAGGAAACCACCTTTATCAGAGATCTTACATTTAAGTATAGTACTTGTGTAAGGAATTTAGTCTATCTTTTTAAAGGAACTGAGTATCACGCTTCTACTGGAGACAAGTATCTCTAGTTCTGGAGAAATTGTGGTTCCCTTATCGGAATTAAGATGAGTATAAGTTCCAGAAAGTGGTATAACTTTCGTAGTACCAGTGAAAAGCTTTTCAATGTTCGGCAAATAAACACTGCCAAATCCATCTATAGTGACTGGATATACTATCAGACCCTGACCGAACTGGATCGTGACGTTATTAACGATACCTGTTGCGTTAATGGTTGAAGGAACGGATACAACACTAATAGATGTGATAGCATTATTGACAGCTCCGGAGCCAGTGTAAGTCGTCGTATTAACATTTCCAGAAGCTTTTCCAGTAGTATTGTAGACGTTACCGGCTGCGTCGACGGTCAATGCTGTCAAGGTAACTGTTCCGCTTATATTAGGCGTGTTAACAGTACCGATTGCAGAAATCAGAACTGCAGACGTAGTTCCAGAAGTCCTTAGAGAAGCGGCTCCGATAGAACTTGATCCAATAAAGGTTGTAGCTATTGAAGTGGCAGTGGAAGTTCTTGAAGGAGTGTAGACTGCTCCGGAAGCAGAAACTACTATTCCAGTTACAGCAATTATTGAGCCAACCAATGGAACAGGTACCGAAGTTGTACCGTTTATTGTTGAAACGGTAGCATAAGACATTACGACAAACGTGCTATTAGATATAGAGCTGGTTCCAGTTACTGTGCTACCCACAGCATTTCCTGGTATAGAGAACGTGGCACCATTGATGGAAGCGGCAGCGGCGATAGTTGTAGATCCCGCATTGCCAGACGCTCTTGCTACAGCAGCATTAACTGATCCAGTACCTGAAATAGTCGCAACAGAGAATGTAGGTACTGACACAATAATAGGTGTATTAATAGTTCCAGTACCTTGAACCGTAAAGGTAATAACCACTCCTTGACCTGGTAGCTGAGGAGTGTAAACTGTGCCCGTACCTGCGAAAGTGGAAATTACAGCTGTACCTGTAATTGCAAAAGTTGGTGTATAAACCGTGCCAATGCCGTTGAAGGTTGTCGTTACGGCAACGCGAGAATAAGAAATAGCTGGTGTATAGACTGTACCAGTAGAAGATACAGTAGAAACACTTACATTTCCAGAGGCTGCTACGACAGTTGTTCCAAAAGAAGTTGTCGCAGAATGTGTTGTCAGTATAACTGTTCCGGTTGTCCTATATGTCGCAGAATAAACAACGGTTGTTGTATTTACGGTAGTAGAAACTACATTGCCGGAAATGCTTGCGGTTGGCGCATTAAAGCTACCCGTTCCAAGTACTGTAGCTGTTCCTGCATTACCTAATACTTGCTGCGTAGAGGCATTGACAGTACCTGAACCAGTTAACGTCAATCCTGCCATATTAGAAGAAGCAAGTACAGTCGTTCCTTGAACTACACCAGATGCAGAGAATACAATTTGTGCTGCATTGCCAGATGCGGTAATGCTAATCGAATTAATCGTTCCTGTTCCGATTATGGTTGAAGCTACGGCTACAGCATTCGCTGTATTAGATATAGTAGGTGTGTATATGACTATGGATCCATTTACAGTGGACACGCTGATATTTGAAGCACCAGAACCCACTGAAGAACCAAAGCTACTAGTTCCGATGAATGCAGAAATTGCTATATTAGCCGTAGTTGCATAAGTGCTAGAGTAAACTGTTGTGGTACCTACGTAAGTTGAACCAGAGATATTAGAGGCACCGCGAACGGTTACTGACTGAACTACGCCGGTAGTAGCTAAGGTAGTTCCCGTAACAGTTCCGGGGGCGGTAATAACTACGCCATTAATAGTTGAAGTACCAACGAATACAGTTGGTGAAGCAAAGGTTCCAAGAACTAGTGCTGGCGTATACACTACAAAAGTAGTATTCAATGTAGAGATAACAGCTGTTGCCGAAGAAGATGCACTAATATTATTTGTAGTTCCGATACCAGTGTACGTCGCACCCGCGATATTTGACGTGCCAACGACTGTAGTATTCTGAACTGTGCCCGTCCCGGAAACCACAGTAACCGTATAACGATTACTAATCGAGAAGGTCGGGGAAGGTATTGAGAAGGTCGAAACAAATGTCGATCCAACTACATTTCCAGAGATATTAAACGTTGGCGCATAAACAGTACCGGTTCCATTGAATGTAGTTCCGGTAATTATTAAAGCCGTAGTTATAGCTGGAGCATAGACGGTTCCAGTTCCACTGAACGTGGTTGCTACATATCTTCCTGAAGCGGAAATAACAGAAGTACCAAATGAGCCCGTTCCAACTAATGTGCTTGTAGTCGTATTGGCAGAAGCTGTATTGGTCGGAGCGAAATAAGTACCTGTTCCAGAATAAGTTGCTCCCGCAGCAGAAGAAGACACCAAAATTGTAGTACCTTGTACAGCTCCAGTTCCCGAAAAGGTTGTAACACCAGCAACTCGTGAAGACGATGTCAGGGCCGTGTAAACCGTTCCAGTGCCCGTTGCGGTCGTTGTAGCGGTATTACCAGAAGCAGAAATAACTGGAGTATAAACAACGAAGGTAGTACCAAGAGTTACTGCAACCACAGTTGTACTAGCAGAAGTACTAATGACGGGGGTGTATATAGTGGTAGTTCCACTAAAGGTCGTAGTAGAAACGTTGCCAGAAGCCGAAATGGTTATACCATTAGTGGTACCAGATCCATTATAAGTAGAAGAAATAACCGTAGCTGAAGCAGTGGTTCCAGCAGCGTTTACGGTACCTGTACCGGCGTAAGTTGTACCACCTACGTTTCCAGAGGTAGTAAGAGTGACTCCTTGAGCAGTGCCCGTACCAGCGTATGTTGTACCTACCACGTTTCCAGAAGCTCTGATGGCAATTGCTTGAACAACGCCCGTACCGCTATAAGTATTCGTTACTACAGTACCAGATGCCGATATAACGCTCGCACCGACTGAGAAGGTAGTACTATGCGTACCCGGTGCCGTAGTCGCTGTGGCTCTGTTGGTTCCCGCAAAAATCGTACCAGTACCGGAGTAAGTCGTTCCGCCTATATTAGAAGTCGCACTTATCGTGGTAGTTTGAACTGTACCGGTTCCAGTGATCGTGGTCGCTGTTACAGTTGTAGGGCCTCCACCAGATCCTGCCTCAGTCTGAATGTAGGTGCCAGTACCAGACTCAAGGAGGAGACCCCATCCACGTTCAATGAGGATAGCGTTAACAGCGGGACCAGTAGGTGTACCTTCGTCAACTCCGGTAAGAAGAAGTAAGAGGCTCATCGGAGCCCCAGTGCTCTACCTTTAGTCGCTCGTGAAGCATTCGGTGCTACAGATGCTGATCCAACTGGGCCATATCTGGCCTTTTGCCATAAAGCGGTTGCAGCGTTCTGTGCTGCGCCGTTCATGCAGATCATAGTATTCAAAGTATTAGCGTTCCAAGTAGCTTCAGTAACATCAACATTCCAAGTGGAAGGTTCATTCTCTTGATTCTTCCAACAGCGAAATTTATGACTTGAACCATCGGCTATTAATCGCATATGAACTATATCGTTAGCGTCTATAGGAAAGGCTGGGTTAGACATAAGCGTTGGGGAAAAGCCCGTGTACTTTTCGACAATAATAGCATCAAAGGAAGGTTCAATAAGCGCTCTATAATAATTTCCGCTACCGTCTTGTCTATACTGAATTCCGATATAAGATTCGCCAATAACAGGCTCTATCTTAACGGAAACCAAAGCTTCAAAATTTGCCAAAGCAGTTTGGAACTGAGCATCTACTTCAAAGTAAGCTCCGGCTGTAGAAACAACCATGCGCCCTTGTTGATTTTGCACATCACAAGTTCCGCCATTGGCAAAAACAGTCCAGTAAGTAGATGGCCAAGAAGACCCATCCGCTAACCTAAAGTTTTCTTCATGGTTAAGAGCCATGATGACCTCAGTACTGTTGTATGGTAAGAGCAACTATGATGTCAGTAGTACCAGCATACTGCGCTGCTATGGTACCTCTTATCACTAAAACTCCGAATAAGTTTGCGGATCCTGAAGTTACGAACGGAACCGATACTGGACCACCAGAAATTTCACCTGTGCAAATAGCACCTGAAGCAGTAGTCCTATAGTCACCAGCAGTAAAATCAATAACTCCACATAACTGAGCAGCTTCTAGGTTTGCGTCAGTAAGATCGAACGCAGCGTTATCAGTAGAGGCAAATGTGGGGCTGGCCTGAAAAAGCCAAAGCTCTAAGTTATTAAGTGCAGTAGAAGTTCTTGATGTTAGAACCGCATTAATTACTTGCCCTGATCGACCAGAAGCCAAAGCTGCTGAAGTAAAAGTAAGAAGTCCTCCTACTTGATCTCCTGCTGTATATCCAGAGGTTGCTATCGTAGGAGTTTGAGATAGTCTAACATGAGCTGGCTGAGGAACCATTCTTAGTGCCCCAGAGTTATCTGCTGTGGCAACTACATAGTCTCCATCAGCTGATACTTCAGTAATAGATGGCGCATCTCTACGTACAGCCATCATGGCTATTCCAACACCACCAGAACCTGCAGTAGCGTCGTCCGTTACAGGCAGACCCTCAACCCATACTCTAGCGGCACCGTTGCTGGTCATGCTAAATGGTATGTAATCACCAGTTGTACCCGCTAATGCAGATCCTGAGTCATTTCTGATACCCAAGGCCATAACACCAACATCACCAGATGTATGAGGAGCGTCTTCTGCTTTTCCTAATTCAGTTGCGCCAGTACCAGGTATCACCCTAGTAACGTCGACATCCATACCATTGGTCGCATCAGCAGGAATTAAAGTGCCCGAACCATCAGCGGAAATAGCCTGCTTAAAGACTTGGATATGACCAACACCAACTACTTCATCCGTTATAATCGAAGTGCCTGATCCGGCTGTAATAGCAACGTTGTCGGGCATGAATCACTCCCAACCATAGTCGAGGAAGATCGCGTGGAAGATCGCTCCTGCTGATGGGGCGGTGCCCACTTTCTTCTTGGCGACGGCGATGAATTCGCCGGGGTTGACGTACACCGGATTCTCGAATCGCTGCTCGATGCGAGAGAGCTGGACGAGCGCAGCGGCTGCGGAGGCAACAGCGTTGGTCCCCAGCACAATACGTCGAGGAGCCTTGGCAGCGGCGGCTTCACCAGTACCCAACGAGACAGCGGTGTGCCCGAAGGCCAGAGACCACACGGCGTTGTACCCGCCACCGGTCAGGGTGGTCGAGACGAAGGAGTCGATGGTGATGCCACGCACCACGAGTCGCTTGCCGAGGACCGCCGTGGTACCTGCCGGGACCTGATAGCTCATGATTATGCCGTCAGTGGTGACCGCCAACGTGTCGGTCTCAATACACTGACCGCCGAGGCCGGAGATGAGGTTGGCCGTCAGCGTGGCGTTGGTCGGGACGGCTGCGGTGGGCAGCGACGAGTTGGCGTAGGTGGCAAGCGTACCCATCGTGCCGCCTGACAGGCCCTGGTACGAGCCATTCACACGGTTACCGACCTGAGCCAGCGTGTCACCCAGGGAGAGGCCACCCATGGTAATCGTGTAATCCGTGAGGATGGCACGACAAATCGCGCCAGCAGTACCGTTGTGAGCATGACGGATGGAGAACGGGAGGGTGGCCGAGCGGAACAACTGTGCGTCAGCAGCGGCTGCATCGAGCGAACCGAGACGGACGTTGTCGACCCAGAACTCGGCCTCTTTCTCGGTGACCGTGATGCAGTACGAGTAGTTCGTGTTCGCCACTTGGTTGAAGGTGAACAGCGCCGTCTGGCGCTCGACACCGCTGTTGCAGGCCACACCACGGATGCCCGCAGCATCGAGGCGGAGGTAGATACCGTCGGTGGGGGCGTGTGAACCCGAACCGGGCTGGCGGAACAGGCCAACGTCCACGACCACGTTCGACGGAAGCGGGGTCACTACATCGGTCGCCAGGTTGAACTCGCAGTACACCGCCGTCGCAGCCACACCGACCGGGAACTCGGCGTAGGAGCGCTGGGCCGTACCGTGCGTACCCGCACCACCGGTCGTGACACCAGAGGCGTTGGTACGCGTGCCGCTCACCGTCCAGTCCATCGTCAGGGTGGCGGTGGTGTAGGCGAACTTGCCGGTGTTCTGGGCGGTGTAGATGAAGTTCTCGCGGTCGAGCCAGTTGTCGACGGCGATACGCATACGCCAGTCCTCGTCGACCTCGGGGCTCTTGACGTAGCGCGCTCCGGTGATCTCGCCGGGGTCGACCTCGCAGAACATGGCGACGGCTCCGGCGTTGTCCTCGCCACCACCGCGCAGGACACCAGTTGCGGTTCGTCCAACCAAGTTGACGAGCATGGCTTTGCTGGTAGCGTCAACAGCCGCCCCACCTGTAACTCCTGATCCGTCCTCTAAAATAGGCATAGTCAGCTTCCTCCAATATTCCGCATAATATGATTCATAATTGCCTCAACGTTATCTTGGGCGACTTTAAAATTGTGAGTCTTTGAGTTAAAGACTGCCTCAGCAGCAGCTCGGTCGGCAGTGGCCTCGGCCAGCTCGGAAGCAGCAAGGCGAAACGCATCGACTGCAGTGAGGTAGTCAGGGACGTTGGGAGCCATCCAGTCCGGTACCTCGACCAGGCCAAGATCCGTACCGTCTTCAAGCGTGATGTGTGCTACTGCCATGGTAATCTCCCGTTACTATGTAGCGATCTTATATAAAACTTTTCTTCTGCCGCGAACATGACCGTTGACTACGGTAGCCGCTAAAACAAAATCTCCAGTACCAGGTACTGTTGTAAACTGTATAACGTCCCATTCGAAGTCGTTACCAACTCGATTGGTAGCTGGCTTCCCAGAAGGCTGCACAACTATATTGAGAGTAGAACTAACAGCAGCGTCGGTAATGGTGAAGTTCTTACTCGAAACAGGGGTTGAACCGAAATCGATTTCGACCTCGGTCCAACCCCCAACGGCAAGTGCTAATTCTGCTCTTGTGATTTTCTTATTAGTACCAGATCCAGCCATTGAGGTGTCTGATACGTCAACGACGACAAACACATCACCACTAGCTGTATTAGCTCCGGTTATAGCTGTAAGGTCAGTAATCTTTGTATCAGGCACAATAGCCTCCCGCCATTAAGATTACGCGATGTCTAGTCTGAAGATACCGTTAACGTCCCACTGGATGGTAAATGTACCGTTGGTCACCGAGAAAGCGGTACCGCCGAAGTAAACAGCTAAAAGACCTTGCTTGTTAGTTGCAAGCGCATCACCGTAGATCAAACCACCATAGATATTAGACATAGTTGCAGCAGCACCAGAAGCGCGGTCATCTGCGTCAAACATAACTATACCAGCACCGGGTCGAGTAACTGCGGGCGTAGTTAGAACGGGACCACCTTGAGCCCATTGACCTGTGTGATAAACCTGAGTAGTACCTGTTTGAGTACCTGTCGCCGTCCAAACGCCTGAGCCGTTATAGGAAACTGGAGCAGCTGTGGCTGCTTCGAAGTTCGGCGTAATAGAGTTGTCATAAAGTGCTACTTTAAGATTGCTCGCTGCGTCTAGATCTAATGGGTTAGCGCCAGTGTTTGGAACAGCGCCAGTAAGTAGATCCATCATTGTTGAAGTGAACATGCCAGATGCTGTCCATGCCATATTACTTTACCTCCCCTTTAATTTCAGCCGCTACCTCTACTGAAGATGGCTGAGTTGTGTCGTCTCCCACGGGGAGATTTGCTGATCTGTTTACCATACGCCAAAACGTACGACGCTCTTGATAAGCGTGCTTTGCAGCATCCCAACGTTGTGGATCTTCGAATCTTGTCTCATACGCTGCATTGAATTCCTCTGTAACATCTTTGATATCATTGAGGAAATCGATCTGTGCTTGGATATCGCTCATTTCGGTTCAATATCTCCTGTTTTCTTGTTCATCACGAATCTTTGGGTTTCTGGATAAACTGTGCAGTCAACAGAACCGTTCCAATGTTCGGTTTGCTTTCCACCTAATTTTCCATTATCTTCACGCTTGATTTCGATCTCGCGTGATGTTCCTGCGTGGCGACCAAAAACATATTGCCTTTCGCCCACACCGATCTTTTTCTGAAAGTCATTTTTCTTGTCAGACATATCAACCTCAATAGTAAAGGAGTTTACCTATAATTATACAATATGGTGTTTTATATATACTGGTTAATACTTATTGCACCTGCGGGGGAGGGAGACACATATACGTTACGCGGCAACGATGCATTACCAGCCGAGATTACATGCATCGAGTATCCACCAACCGGAACCGTTTGTGGTACATCGACTCTACAGGTTGAGGGACGACCTGGTTCGATTCCTCGATAGCTATACTCGGTCGTCGGACAGAAATAGACACGACCGTCTGTCTGCGATGTAAGACGAACGAGCGGATGATTACATTGAGATGAACGGTCGTCGCCCTGCGCCGTACCGACGTGAATACCGTGTAATTGCAGGCCTCCGAGGGTAAATCCTGACCCTGGAATCAAAACAGATGGAGTACCTGAATCAATTATTGGTCTAGCTGCTTCGTGTTGCGTTAACGGTGCTGATCGGAATGCAGCTCTATCAACGCCCCCGATCATCAGCTCCCCCGATGGACAGACAACCATCGGCGCATCGTTGGTTGTAGATCCGATAAATGGTACCGTAGCACCCCATGTAGGAATTGATTGAACAATTACCTCTTCGGCCACCCAATTAGTTCCATCAAATATTGCAAGAAACTTACTTGCGTTTGATGATAAAGCCTTATGTCTATTTGCTCCGACAATCGTAGCGTGCGAACCATCAGGGAGAATCGCGCAAAATTGTTCAGCTCCTGCAGCAATAGGTATATTTTCCTTATATACATTTGCGCCTGTTACCACTGTATCAGTAGTTGGTCCATAGATTGCAGATGGAGATACTAGTTCTATGACATCACCATTCACGCATGACCCCGTCGACCATGAAACACCGTTCTTCAACATAGACGTGGGCTCCACCCCTACGCATTTACCGCTACTGGTCGCAATAGACCAACGATTCTCGCCTTGTCCTCCTACTAATGTCAACCCAGCTGTAGCCGTAAATCTGATCGTGCCCGACAATAATTGAGCGACAGTCTGACCATTATGTATCGATGACAACGATCCCTCAGATGTAAATACGCCCGAGGGCATCGGCATAGTGGCTGACATTACTTCTATTGTCTGCGTCCCATGATCATACGCCCACATCGTCCCGTCTCCACCTGCGACCTGAACGACCTTGCCAATCTTCGGCATGTAAATAGAGGGGCCGTGCTCGCGGTAGCCTCCGTTATTATCATGGAACGGCATAAGCATCCAGTGAGCGTGACCAATTGCCGAACGTTCCCAAACCCAGGAGCGCGGGTTTGTTGTCGGCCTAGTCAAGTTTACACTTGATAAGGCTCCGTCAGCCGCTGAGTGGATAAGCACGGGGACTAACCCAGCAGAGCCTGGGTCGCATAGCAGGGTTATTCTATCTCCATTCGGTAAGAGCGCCGGTCCTGCTTCTAACATCGTCCCACTGTTTAGACCAGATGAAGTGATGGCACCATTTGAGTAATAGCTGGCTTCGGAGCCGACTCTACACACCCGACCAACGTGTTCGACCCATGATATTCCGCCAGCATCTTGGTGGTTATCAGGTGACGCGTGAGACTCGTCCCAAGTGTGAGTTTTCGGGTTGTAGACCTGGACCTTATCAGCCGCAGCACTGTCGTACTGGGGATGCCCACCCCATCTGGTAACCTTTCCATTGTCTTCTAAAATGAGCACTCCACCGGTATGACTATCCGTTGGATTCAAGTGTTTCTGAGTAGTTGCTCCTGTAATAATGGAGCCATCCTTATATGATCCAAATTCGTCCGGAGCCCATACTGATGAACCAGTCTTGTTAGTCAGTAAGATATTACCGTCATTAAGTAGTTGCATTCCTTCATTGGGCAATCCGGTACCGAAAGTAGCGAGCACCGCCTGGGTATATGCCATATTCAGTTACCCCCAAACAGACCAGAAGCACGACATTCGCGTAATTTGATAGCAAGGGGTTCACCGACCATAACCTTAAATTCATGCAGCTCTTCTACGGTTTCTGCTTCAGTAAGTGTCTCAGGTTCGAATAACAATCTGTATGCGCACGCTACAGCAACTTCGAGTCGATGTCTGTATCCGCCTGGATCGCGCCGATCAAGTTCGAGAAGTTGAGTGCGGATTGCGGCCCACTCTGATTCGGTAAAAGTAACTGATCCATCGATGTTCGTAATGGCCATAATCAGCCTCCTTCAGAAATGTTATCAACTAGTAGTGTTGTCAAATTGCGGGTATTGCACCCAGGCGCTTGTAGTTCCCGCGCCATTCGTTGCTCGCACCCTAACGTCAATTGTACCACTTGGAATACCCAGGAATACTATATACTTCTCACCAGAATCAATAGTAGGTGAAAGGCCACCTGTAACTAGGTTTCCGTTTTGGAAGTCAGCTGCTGGTGTACCACTATTTGATCCAGCGAACCAAGAGCCACCGTTGATGCGATACTCCCAGTCATATCCAGTAACCCCACCAGATGCACTGTTGACATGGGTTAGATATCCATCGCCATCAAAGATAGACGTAGTATTAAATCCGTTAGCGTCCACAACTCGAAGATTGGTCGGAGGATTCATACCAGACGCTGCAGTACAGGTCACCGAGTTAGATGTTCCCGACTGTGCGCTGTTCCCACGGGCGTTGATTGCAACGACTCGGAAGTCGTAAGTGGCAGCAGTGACAGCGGACCCACCGACTGTCGTAACGGTTTGTGGACTCGATGCGGCGTTCGTGATGTTCGTCGCGAGGAACGTCCCTGCTCCTGATGGAGTACGGGCGAGGACTGCATATCCAGTAATTGTCGACCCACCGTTTGTCGGGGCTGTGTTTGTCGGTCCAGACCATGCAGCGGTGAACTCGCCAGCTCCCGTAGTAGCGCCATTAATGGCCGAGACAGTTGGGGCGTCTGGAACCGTTGCGTAAAGAGCAACAGCAGAGGCAGTGCCAGCAACGCCAGCTGGCGAAGTCGAGTTGATCGAGTACACTCGGAAGTAGTAGCTGGTTCCCTTGACTGCCGATGTTGCAAGTCCGGCTGCATTATTGGTCGTGGCAGTCGATCCTGTGTCGGCAACGACCGTCGTAACGTTTGCGGTAAATCCTGAATCAGTAGCTCGCTCAATCTTGTACGATGTAGCGTTAGTACCAGCAGACCATGACAAGGAGAAAGTTCCATCTCCAACGCCAACGGTAGGAGCACCAGGGGCACCAGGAACTGGCAATACAGCACTTAGGTTGCGGGTGCCGATCAACCATAGCTGTGCACCACGTGCTGTAGAATCAATTGAATCGATATACATTGTGATGAGATCATCTTTATTAATAAAGATTGACAACGCAGATCCAGTGAAAGCAGATGATACACCAGACAGCGCACCCTGAGCAATCGAAATACCGGCGTCCATGATCGTAGTTCCAGTACCTGCTCCTCGGTGAACATCAGCCACTGACGCCCCAGACGCCGTTGCTGTTTCGAGAGTATAGCGAACCTCGATCAGCGTGAAGGCAAACGGAGCACGAAATGATGACTTCGCTACTGAAGATGAACCAGAGATAGCAGATGATCGGTCAGACAAAGTGACGTTAAATGCAATTGGAAACGCTGATTCGAGTGCCGATATTCCACTACCGCCTGCAACAGGCGGTGTCTCCCAAACACCATCGCCACGCAAGTAAGTAGTTGATGACG